TGAATGCCCTCCCTGTCACGGGGACTGCAATCAAGGGCGGGAGTGTCCAGAATTAAAAAAGACCCGAGGCGATGAAGCCTCGGGCCAAGTTTAAGCCGCCGTTTTTTGTTCGTTAAAACGGAATTTCGTCATCCAGATCATGCGCCATTGGCGGTGATTGGAAATTCTTTGCGGTCACTGGCGGAGCCGCTCGAGGCGCTGGTGCTGGCGATGGAGCCGCCGCCTTCAACATGGAGAGACCCTTTTGCACTCGATCTTTCATGCGCTCAGAAAGAAGTTCAAAGCCCGCGTTATCCTCGGGGAGCGAGTTGACATAGATCATCTCGCCGATTGGAGCGAGAGCGGTCATTCCGCGACCGAGAGGCATCATCGAGCCGATGTTGGCATACTGACCATCGGCGCTATGGACCACCGAGACTTGGAGCGGCTTACCGAGGACGGTCTTTAGGTCAAACCCTTTGAGTTCCTCGGCAGTGAACGCACGACCGCGCCAGGCTTGGAGATCGAGCCGCAAGCGAGCCTTCTCATTAAGGCTCAAGGTATAGTTCTGCATCATCAAGAACGGGCGACCGTCCTCCATCTTCTCATCGATCTCGAAAGCGAGATGGATTTGATGTTTCAGGCCATAAGAGGTTTCTTGCAAGCCCATGTTGATGAGGCGGGTGCAAACCGCAGAATATACGCCGATCGGCGCGAGTTCATACGATCCAGAGGTTTCAGCAACTAGCATTTGTATTTGATCCTTATTCCATGTCTATATATCGCGTCGATCGCGATGGGCTATCTTTGCGCTTGATCTGGGCGGTGTCAAGCGCGATGATGGGCCAAAACAGAAAGAGGAAAGTATGGAGCCAAAACAGTTCGTCACGGGTTTCGGGCAATTCGACACCCGCAAAAACACCGATAAAAATTATGAGACGATCACCTTTGCCAAGATCGTAGCGATGGCGGAGAACCCCGCCGCGAAGCCGAAGGGCGAGGCGCAATGGGCGATCCTGTCAACTTACATTGCCCATGATGCCAGATCGCACGATCGCCAGCGTTCCGAAGGCAAGTTCTACGCTCTCGCGATCGACATCGATGACGGGAACCTGACAAGGAATAGGGTCAAGGACTGCGTGAGCGGCCTTCTGGGGCGGGTGTCGTGGATTATCTACTCCACATCAAGTTCGACCAAGGATGCCCAAAAATGGCGCGTTTTGGTGCCTCTCAAGCGGTGGATCACGGGCCACCAATACGCGGACGCTCAAAGAGCCTTATTCGAACTGCTATATGAGAACGATGGTGTGATCTGCGATCGCGCTCTCGCGCGTCCTGGGCAACCGATCTATCTGCCAAACGTCCCGATGGACAAACGCAACACGGCGGCGATTCCGTTCTTCTACGAATACGATGTCCAACGCGGCGAGGTTCTCGACTATTTCGGATCGGTCATCGAAAAGCGAGTCAACCGCAACATCGAGAACGATCTCGCCGCCGAACATCGAGCGATCGAGGAGGCAAAGGCTCGAGCCGCTGCACGGGCGCAAAGAGGCGGAGATGATGGATCGGTCGTCGAGGAGTTCAATCAACGCCATAGCGTCGAGGAGTTGCTCGATCGGTATGGATACGAACGACACGGGCGATCGGATCAATGGCGATCTCGCTATCAATCGAGTGGATCGTTCGCGACAAAATGTTTTGGCGAATACTGGGTTTCCCTATCCGCCAGCGATGCGGGCGCAGCGATCGGCACGGTGAAAGACAATTATTGTTGGGGCGATGCCTTCGATCTCTTTTGCCACTACGAACACGCGGGCGATTTTAAAGCCGCTGTTCGCGCCTATGGGCAAGAGGTCAATCCGAACAACCCAACCGCCGCTCAGGTTCTCAAGCCGATCATGGGGTCGTGGGACGGGCCACCGCTGAACCAACCGAGCGAACCGGAACCCGAGGGCGGTCCTACCATCGTCGGCGCGTCCCAGATCAAGCAACATCGAGTGTTCGATCTGGCGAGCGCGAAACCCGTCCTCTCCTCATCTTACCTGGTGAAAGGCTGGCTCGGGAAATCCCAGATGTCGGTCGTCTATGGACCCTCGAACGTGGGCAAATCCTTTTTCTGCCTCGATCTCGCGTTCGCGATCGCCGCAAATCAAGAATGGAACGGATGCAAGGTTCGAGGCGGGGCCGTCCTTTATCTCGCCACCGAAGGGGGCAACGCCTTCCGAAACCGCGTCTATGCCCTCAAGGAAACGAAGGGCGTGGATCGCGCTCCTTTGGTCGTGAGACCCTCGCCGATCGACCTCCTCCGCGCCGAGGTCGATCTCCCTGCCCTCGCCGAACTCTGTAAAGAGGTCACGCAAGTTTATGGTAAGATCGAGATGATCGTCGTGGACACGCTCTCGAGGGCAATGGCTGGCGGTAACGAAAACGGACCAGAGGATATGACGCGCTTCATCGGGAACCTCGATGTCCTGCGCGATCTCACTGGCGCTCATATCATGGTGGTTCACCACAGCGGCAAGGACACCGCCGCGGGCGCTCGAGGACACTCGAGCCTCCGAGCCGCCACCGATACCGAGATCGAACTCGAGGTCGGCGATACTGGCCTTCGCCTTGCCAAGACCACCAAACAACGCGACATGGAGCCAAAGCCGCCGCTCGGGTTCACACTGGCGGTTCACGAACTCGGGCGCGATGAGGACGGGGATGCGGTCACGACTTGCACGATCGAGATCGCCAGCGATGAAGATGTCGCCGATGCCTCGAGCAAAAAGCCGCTCGGTGCGGTCCAGAAAAAGGTCGTCGAGTGCTTCAATCTTTTGCGGAGCGAGGGCAAAGGCGGAGGCAATCCAAGCGGCGCTGGATTCCCCGATCCAAACCAGTTTTGGGTTATTCCATACGATGACGTTCTCGAAATGTTCAAAGGCAAATCAACCCATGACCGACCGAAAAAGCAGTTCGACCAAGCTATCTCGAGCCTCGAAAAAGCGGGCGAAATTGTCCTAAACGGGGGTTTTTTGTGGATTCCAAAGAAGGCTGGGCGGATGAGGTAATGTCCTAAAGTGTCCTAAACGCCATATGTAATGAAATCAAAGGGTTACGGATAGCGTTTAGGACGTTTAGGACATTTAGGACATGGTTTAGGACACTTTGGCGAAAATGTCCTAAATGTCCTAAACACCTTTAGGGTTTAGGACATAGGACATCACGGGCGTTTAGGACGTAAGGAGAGAGAGATGAAGGGACGCGACAAAACACTGGCGGAGGCGAGCCGCCTCATCAACGGCGATCGTAGGGCGGCATATGGTGACAGCACATTCAAAACGGTGGCGACGATGTGGTCGGCTTATCTGGGGATCGAGGTGAAACCGTATCAGGTCGCCGATCTCATGATCCTCCTCAAGATCGCTAGAAACTCATACTCACCAAAGCCTGACACATTCGCCGATGTTGCGGGATATGCTGGCCTCGGCGGCGAGGAAGCGTTCGGCGATGACATATCCTTCGAATAGTGATAAAATGACGGTGGCACTCGATGCCTCTTTCTGTTGGTCCTTTTCCTCCCTAAAGGGCCAGACTATCCCTCGGGACTTGGGCTATTTGTCCCGAGGGATTTTTTTAGGGGGGGGGTATGTGGTCCGATCGCCGAAAATAAAAAGAGGGTGTGGGGGGTATGGCAACCGTCACAATTAAGGCAGACCTAAGAGCGTTCGCGAGATCGATGCTCGAGATCGAGCGCAGAGAGTTCCGCACCATCACCCGCAACGCGCTTCTAGACACGGGGTTCCAGACTCAGAAGAAGTTGCGAGATTCGACCTATGGTCAAGCGTTTAATCCGCGCCAAAAATCTTTCAAGAACGTCATCACCTCCTTGGGAACAGGAACTCCAGCAACACCAAAAAGCGGCGGCTTGTTAAAAACGGCGGTCGAGCGCGATCTTGAAATTGTCATCTTCGACCGCACCTCCAAGGAATATATGCAGAGACACGCTGTCGGCGGTGTTAAGCGACCCAACTCTGGAACAAATATCGCTATTCCTGGTTCTGATACTGTTGAACCAAAAAGAACTGGCAGGGGTATCCCCAAGCGTTTAAGACCCTCTGCGCTTCTTTCCACAAATAAATCGTTCCGAACCAAGGTTCGGGGTCAAGATGTGATCGCTAGGAGGGCAGGGAAGGACCGTTATCCCATCCTGATCCAGCACATCCTCGAGCCGAGTGCGCGGATCAAAAAGACTTTCAATTTTTATGAAGATTCGATGTCGAACTTCACGCGGCGATTCCCCGTGAACTTCCGAATGAACTTCCAGGAACGAATGCGGAGAGTTCTCAAAACTCGATACTGATGGCGGACGGGGGCGGCTTTGGGTCCTTCCGCAAACCAGAATTTGCGGGTAACGCGCGAC